GAAGAATTACGAAAATAGCGAAAGCAGTTAAATCTACTTTAGGTCCACAAGGAAACACAGTCTTAATAGAATCACAAGAACATACAGGAGGAATTACTGTGACGAAAGATGGAGTAACAGTTGCTAAATCAATAAACCTATTGGACTCAGTTGAAAATCTTGCAGTAAGAATAATGAAAGAAGCTGCTGATAAAACCGCAACCTCAGCCGGTGATGGAACTACAACTGCTATAGTATTAACTGAATCTTTAGTTGCCCATGGTCTACAACTCTTTGATGAGCAAGTCACAAATAGAACTGAAGTATTAAAATTATTGCAGAGTGAATGTGACAATATAATTAAAAGATTAAAGAAGGATTCAAAAAAAATAACAGGCAAGAAACTAAAAGATGTTGCAGTCATCTCAGCAAACAATGATGATAAGATTGGTAATTTAATTTACAAGGTTTATAGTGAGGTTGGTAAAGATGGTATAGTAACGGTTGAGAAATCAAAGAACCATGAAACTTATTATGAAACCACACAAGGAATGAAAATAGATAGAGGATATAGTTCACCTTTATTTATAAACAATCAAAAACATGATGAATGTATTTATGAAGATATAAAAGTTTTAGTAGCAGATGCAGAGATATCAAACATACTACAAATTGAAAATGCACTAAAGCCACTTATAAATAAAAAAGAAAAACTATTAATCATTGCACCATGCACAACTCAGTTTACAAATACTCTAGCTGCGAATGTAATGAAGAATGGTCTAAAGCTAGTAAGCATACCACCTCCTGAGTTTGGTTACAGACAACATGAACTTATGCAAGATATTGCTTTGTCAGTTGGTGCAACATATTTTAGCGAAAAGACAGGTGACGATTTAAGTCTCATCAACTATGACGACTTGGGTCATTGTGCCAAGGTGATAGTTGGTCGTGATTCTACAGTCGTCATAAAAGATGAGCATGATAAAAAATCTTCTGAAATAAAAGATAGAGTAGATGAACTTTGGGTGGCATATGAAAACTCAAAAAGAAAAGAAGATAAATCATTTATACAAAAAAGAATAGCTTCACTAACCGGAGGTATAGGTGTTATGTTTGTGGGAGGCAACACAGACTTAGAACAGAAAGAACTATACGATAGAGTGGACGATGCAGTTTGTGCTGTGAAGTCAGCTTTGGAAGAAGGTATACTTCCGGGTGGTGGACTTAGCTTATATCATTTAGGGAATGAATATGAAGTAGCAACTATAGATGAAGAAAATTTAGAAAAAAAAATTGCTTACGCAATTTTAGCAAAAGCTCTTCAATCTCCCTTAGAACAAATACTTTCCAACGCAGGATATGAAAATGTTTATCTTGGAAAGAAAACAAAACAGAACGAAGGGTTCGATGTTAAGAATGAGAGATGGGGCAATATGTATGATATGGGAATCATTGACCCTATGAAAGTAACTAGGTCAGCTTTGCAAAACGCAATAAGTGTTGCTGTAACTTTACTTTCAACCAATGCAATAGTAACTATTAAAAGAAAACAAGATGCCAATATTTAATCACACATTTGAAGCTTTTCATAAAAAACAAAAAGATATAGAGGAAGCTAAAAAGCTTTTGCTAAAAAATGGATACAAAATTGAAAAGCGTAAAAAAAATGAACTGTCCTCATTGCAATACTGAACTTATTTGGGGAGGTGACCACACTTATGAAGATTTTGCAATCCATGATGAAGATGGTATAGTAAGTAACTATACTTGTCCAAATGATGATTGTCAAGTTGAACTAATAGAAATTTATTACGCTATATGAAACCTATATCAAAATATATTTTACTGAACCATATTGAAGAAGAACTAAAAACAGAATCAGGTATTCTCCTTAGTGGAGATGAAGCACAAAAAAGAAGATACCATAAAGGCAAAGTCGTATCAGTTGGAGAAGAAGTAAAAGCCATCGCCAAAGATGATGTAGTTTACTATGACCATCGTGGTGCTCATACTTTAATTATAGAAGGTATTAAGATTACTGTTATTCAGGAGAGGGATGTAGTAATTGTTTTATAAAGTTTCTATATAATTTATCCGTATATACTTTATCAGAAAAAGAAGTAGTAGGTATTACCTCACCATTTAGTTTCTTATATACAGAACTCAAAACTCTTTTTGATTTGAATGATAGTTGATACTTTGCTCGATGTTTACCAACTCTTTTTCTAAATACTTCTATCCACCCCTGTTGTCTTAATCTTTCAAACCTAGATTTATCCCAACTTAATAGTTCGTTGAACTCTTGAAAGTTTTCTTTAGAAAACCTACCTTCAGATTTCAAGAACAATAACATTTCTAAATCTGATGTAGTTAAGTTATATTTTTTTTTGATGAAGTATCTAACGACACGCCAATACTTTAAATAATCTTCAGATTGCATTAAATTAAATTTAGTAAATTTGTACAAAGATAAATATTATGCCGGACTCTGATAAAGATAAAAAGAAAGAAGAAAAGAAAGAAGAAAAAAAATCTACCCTTCAAGAAAAGCTTGATGCTATAGAGGCTGCAAAAAATTTAGCTATTAAAAATATTAATGCGAGGATTGCCACCGATGAGCCCAATAATACTTATAAAAGAAAACCAACCAAAATGCGTAAATTGGTAGGGTTAAAAAAATTCAAAGGATTCAAAGGCGGTGGTAAAGAAAAAAAAGAAGTAGTTTAATGTCTAAAAGAAAAAGCAAAAAGAAAGGTAATAAGATTTGCCCTGCAGGAATAGCTTGGGCAAAGAGAACCTTTGATAGATACCCGTCTGCATATGCAAATATGGCGGCAAGTAAATATTGCAAAGACCCCAATTATGCTAAGGGTGCAAAAAAGAAAAAATAATTATGGATAAAAGTTTAAGGTCAGTAGTGTCTCAATTAAAGAAAGCATCAAAGATGCATTTGGCACAATCAAAAATTATTGAAAAGCATATAAAGGATATGCAGAAAATGTCAAAGAAAAAGAGATGATAGATATTTCAATATATGAAAGACCTAATATTATTGAACAAAGAATATTAGAACTTAAATTGAAGTCTCCATTATCTCCAAAAGAAAAAATCAAATTACAAAAACTACAACAGAGTTATGAGTAAATTAAAAAAGCCAAGAAAGAAAAAAGGAGGCTTAGGTATGCAAAGTGTTATATATGGTTTAGACAATAACCCAAACATAACTGCTGCTGACCCTAAAGCTAAATTTATAGCAAAAAAAAATAAATAAATATTAATAATAAAGTTATGCCAACAGTAACAGTAAACGGAAAGAAAATGGAATTTCCATACACAGCCACAGGTAAACCAAAAGCAGACTACTTCGCTAGATTGCACGGAGGTAAAAAGAAAGATAACCCGGGCTACGGAATGGAAAAAAAATCTTATTAATGGGGGAACTCAAAAAGTGGAGAGAACAGAAGTGGGTTCGTATTGGAACCGATGGTTCTATTCTTGGTGCGTGTGGAACGAGCAAGAATAAAAAGAACCCTGACCGATGTTTGCCTTTAGCTAAAGCAAAGTCTATGACCAAAGCTGAGAGAGCCGCAACAGCTAAAAAGAAAAAAAGAGAAGGCGGAAGTAGAAGACAGTTTGTAAGTAACACAAGTGCCGGAAGAGTTAGAAACGCATAGCGAGGATTGGTATGTTTCACAATACAATCGAAACAGAGACAGTAAAGATTGGGTGAAAAATTATAATGAGTTCAAACAACTTATGAAAGCTTTAAGTAAAAGAGATGGCAGATAAATCTAAAATGAAATGTAATGTTGTTGTAAAAAGCGACAGAGCAGGTAAAAAGAAAATGGTCAAAGCTTGTGAGGGAGGTAAAGAAAAACTCATACACTTTGGAGCCACAGGTTATGGTCATAATTATTCTGCTGCTGCAAGGAAAAGCTTCCGAGCAAGACATAAATGTGGTAGTGCCAAATCAAAACTAACAGCAAGGTATTGGGCTTGTAAAACCTTATGGTCCGGACCGGGTGGAAGCAAGAAGTCTTCTCCGAAAAATAGGCAAGGAAAATATTAGTATATTTGTAGAATAAACTTTTTAAAAAATTATTAAAATGAAGCATCAAGGTTATAACGCAAAACTAGACGAATCAATCGGTAACAAAGATAAAGGTCCTAAAAGCCAAAGCTTAAAAGACCGTAGAGATGAGTCTAAAGGCGAAGAAAAACATTTAAGCGGTCACGCATACGCAGGAGACCACTCAATGAAAGAAGACAAGCACTATCCAAAAGATGTCCACGGACACTTAGGTAGTTTAATTAGTAAATAATTATGGCTGAAAAAAAAGGCTTAGGCGAAATGATTAGCAAAGATAATCAGGGAAAATTCACCGCATGGGTGAAAAAGAATATGCCGGGTAAATCTGTTTGTGCTGCAGCGAGTGCTGTAATGAAGGACAAAGATAAGTATAAACCACCTGTAGTCAAGATGGCTAACTTTGCTAAGAATTTCGGTTGTAAAAAATAATTATTATGGGAAAAGGATTGGTATGGTTGGGTTTAAAAATTCAATCATTATGGAAAAAGTTGTTATGCAAGTTGTTATGCAAATGGAATTGGTTGTTATCTAAATTAATAGTAGATGTCAAGGACTGTCCTGTAGCAGAATGCTTGTGTAAAAAATAATTATCTTTGTGCTATGATATTGAACGGTAAATATAAAAAACCTTTACCTTACAAATCACCAAGAGCCTCAAGAGGACTTGGAGATACAATAGAAAAATTTACAACTGCAACGGGAATCAAAAAAGTAGTTGATACAATTAGTGAAGCTACAGGAACCGATTGCGGATGCGGACAAAGACGGGATACTCTAAATAGGATATTCCCTTATAAAAGATAAAAGAAATGGGATATTTAAAAAATACAATTAATGTTCAACACGCACAAGTACCGTTGGTGACTACTTTTGGGAATACTCCAATAGTAGACCAAACAACAAAGAGTGTCGAGTTTACCATTAGTGCAGTAGTCAATGCAGATAGAAAAATAGAGTGTGCACCAAGTCAGGGTACTGCCAACCTGTTACAAGCAGGGCTAAAACCCGGAATGGTTATTATAAATGCAAATGGTTTTGGGAGAGTAATAGAAACAGTAGCTGATGATTTTATAATAGTAAACGCATCAGGTAACTTTTTTCCCAACCAAAAATTCTTTGCTTACGCAGCAAAAACTGATGGTGTTTTAGTTTATATTGGACAATGTGGTGCAGATGCAGATATAGAGGTTGAAACAGCAGGGGGAGAAACAGTAAACTTTAAGTTTGCACAAGATGCGGCTCCACAAATATTACCTGTTCAAGTTGTAAAAGTAAACTCTGTAGCAGGTGCAGTAGGTAGCTCAGTTTTATATCTATTTTAAAATGAATTATTGGACAGCAGATAACACTACAGGAATTGAAGAATTAGAAGTAACATATGAAGTAGTGTCATGCAATTCGAAGATATAAAACTTTACGGAATCAACTCTAGCGTCTTCGCTATATCTTTTACTGAGATAGAAATGGCATTGAAAATTATCCTCCTTATAGCAACCATCATTTACACAGTCCAAAAAATTTACAACAATTCAAAGAAAGATAAGTCTTAGTGGCTAAAAGAATTACATTCCTTTATTCATTTCGGCACAAAACAAAACGACCCGGTGTTCATTCTAAGAACGCAAGTCGGGGTCAAACAGCCTATAAAAAAAAATATAGAGGTCAAGGAAGATGAGACTAATAGATAAAATTATATTACATTGCTCTGCAACAAGGGAGGGCGATGACTCGGTTGATGTAGATGTCATTGACCGTTGGCATAAATCAAGAGGGTGGCGTGGCTGCGGTTATCATTACGTTATATTGATTGACGGAACCATACAGTTTGGTAGAATGATTGATGAGGTTGGAGCTCATGTTAAGAATATGAACAAATCTAGCATAGGCATTTGCTATATTGGAGGAGTTGAAAAAGATGGCAAAACACCAAAGGACACTAGAACACTTGAACAAAAAGAAAGTATATTAACATTATTGTTGTTTTTAAAGAAATGTTTTCCTGAAGCAACTATACATGGACACAATGAATTTTCTACAAAAGCGTGTCCAAGTTTTAATGTATCTTCGCATTACGGAATGTTATGAAAGAAATATTAAATAAAATTTTTGGTAAAATAGGAGGAGGCATTGCTGAAAAGATAAGCGGCATTATCGCAGAACATACTTTCAGTAAAGAAGAAAAAGCAAAGTTTGAAAAAGATATGACAGAAATATTTATTCAGGCTGAAGCAGATATGCAAAAGAATGTAACTGAGAGATGGCGAACAGATATGACCTCAGACTCTTGGCTTTCAAAAAATGTCAGACCTATGGTCCTTATATTTTTGATAATTTGCACAATGCTATTAATTTTTATAGAGGCAGGTTCAATAAAGTTTGAAGTAAAAGAAGAATGGATATCTCTTTTACAATTAATTTTAGCAACTGTTATTGCTTCTTATTTTGGAGGAAGGTCTTGGGAAAAGATAAAAAATAAAAAATAGTATCTTTGTATAAATTAAATTAAATAAAAATGAGTAAAGAAGTAAAATTAACAGAAGAAGAATTAAAAAGCTTAAGAGAAGCAACTGATTCTTTAAATAAAGTAAAGTTAGCTTTAGGTAACCTAGAGGTTCAAAAGCTAGAATATTATGGTCAAATAAATGCTTTGACCCAACAGTTTAATAAGTTAGAATTAGAACTTATAGAAAAATATGGAAAAGACTCTGTCATTAACATACAGACAGGGGAAGTAAAAAAGAAATAATATGGCTAAAATATCTACCTATGTAATTGATTCCACACCTCAACTTACTGATAAAGTTATTGGTACGGATGTTAATGATAATAATATAACTAAGAACTATACCATAGGTGATATAATAAGTTTAGTTCCACCAATTCCAAGTGTAGTTACAGATTTATTTATTCCTATATCTAATGGAGTTGATTATGTGGATTCAGTAATAACACAAGATTCCACAACCGTACCAACTACGATTAATGTAAACGGATTAATTGGAATAACCGGAACAGGCGAATCAGTATTTGTTGGAAAAAACGCAGGAGTTTTATCAGATAAAACTGTTGCTCAGTTTAATGTCGGTATAGGAGATTCTGCATTAGAATCATTTATGTCAGGAACAAACCCTGTTAGTGGTCTTCCTGAACCCGGTGCAAATGTTGCTTTGGGTGTAGGAGCTTTAGCTAAAACAACTGATGGAACAAATAATGTTGCTATTGGGGTTGATTCTTTAAAAGAAAATACAGAAGGATTTAATAATGTTGCTATATCTAAAAATGCACTAGGCTCATCAGTCAATGCAGCCACCCAAGGAATAACTCTCAACGAAGGAAGCATAGGGATAGGTTTTTCTGCAGGTAATCCCAATACAGGCTCCGAGTTGCCTAACGGGCATATAAATGACACAATTGTAGGTCATCAAGCTATGGCGGATGTATTTTATACTGCAGGTGCTACGCCTACGCAAAATACCGTATTAGGTATGAGGGCTTTCAGAAATGTAGGTATAACCGGTTATGGTGCTTCTCTTACAGGAAATGTAGTAATTGGAGCCTCTGCAGGATTAGGAATAAAAGCAGGAGTTCAATCAGCTAACCCGGGTCAAGGAGACCAACAAAACCTTACAGCAACAAACAATGTCTTTATTGGTAAAAATGCAGGAAACAATGTTCGAAGCACAACTATTCAAAACAATATAATATTAGGTGCAACAGGAAATAATGCCAAATATATATCAAGAGGAAATTTTATTGTTGAAACAGGGGGAGCAGGAAACCAACTAGGAAACTCTACAACGGGTCGTGCAGTAGATGATAACTTTATTGTAGGTAGCAGAACTGCCGCATTCACCGATAAAAACATTTGTATAAACCCAAACAGATATAGTGTAAACCAAGCACAACCAAATCAGTTTGGAACACCGAATATTGCAAATGCTAATGGACTCAATGCTGTTATTAATAATATTATTCTTGGAGATAAGGTTAGTAAAATAACAAATCAGTATTCAAACAACAAGTTGACCTTTGAAGACCCACAAGGTCTCGCAGTATCTGTAGGTAACATACAGGGTGCTTTTATTGTTAACTCAACACAGACTTCTATGCTATCAAATAATGATGCAACCATGGAAGGCAATGTTGTTATTAATGGTGATAGCAACTCTTTTACAAGTAATCTAACTTCGACAGATTTTAACCACAACAGAAATAATTATGTTCTCGGTAGTACAAATGTACAATTAGTAGATTCAGGGCGTAACTTTATTTTTGCGTCTGAATTTCCAAATCCAACTCAGTTACAATTTCTCAACCAAAACTTTATGTTTGGTGTTGTAAACTACAACGGAGGTCAATCAATATCCGGTAACCTTGGGGATTATAACTTTTTATTCAATACGGACAGTCTTACTCTTACAGGAGATAATAATAATGTGTGGGGAGTTGGTTCCTTAGCAATTGCGGGTAACAAGAATACATCATTCAACTCAACCGGAGATATTAGTGGTGAAGGTAATGTTCTTTTAGCCGGTACAGGTCACGCAGTTACAGGAAACAATAATATTCTTGCAGGTACTAATTTAACTACAGCTAGTGGCTCACAAAGAACTTTAAGTATAGGGTTTGGTAATAATCTCGGTTTAAATTCAGCCGCCAACAATAGTGTGGCGATAGGGAACAATGCAATAATTGATGGTGGAGCTAATACTGCTGTTTTTGGTAACAACCTAAAGGCAGACGGAGGAAATACTGTTGTGGTGGGACAAAACAATGACGACACGGTAAATCCTAATCAAGGTAAATCATCGTTTCAAGTTGGTATAGGTTCAGGTACAGGAAACAGAGGTAATGCTTTAAATGTAGTAAGGGCGGCAAATCCTTTGAAGGGGATTATATACATGGACCAATTGGTCAATCAAAACTACGCAGACGATACCGCAGCAGGACAAGCAGGAATTGGATTAGGAGGATTATATCATACCAACGGAGTAGTAAAAATAAATATTACACCGTAATTTAATTTTAAATTAAATGGACATTCGAAAAATCTCAGTAGGTCCTGATTATAAGTCAGGAGGTATGCACTATATAGTTGGGCAGTCTGTTCTAAACGGTGGCTACGAGATTCATTTAATTAAATACAGCCAAGAAGAGGACGCATATCAGATTTTTATATTAGACACAAGCGAAGGTGAAGTTTTGTTGTGGAAGCAATTTAATTCTACTATGCCCGTTACTCTTGAGTTTAATATAAATTTTTAATGAAATCACCTACACAATTTCTTGTCAAACCCAAAGGCAATCAAAGATATAGCAACACAAAACAATACGAGGGATTAAACTTAATTCTTGATACTTCTGAAGAGTCTGCATCTTTTTCTAATAGAGAAGCAATTGTTATTGAGACTCCAATAATGTATGACGGTCCTGTTGAAAAGGGTGATATACTTTTGGTTCATCACAATGTCTTTAAGTTTTATAATGATATGTATGGCAAAAGACAAAGTGGTAAGAGTTATTTCAAAGACAACACATTTTTTGTGGATGAAACTCAATATTATATGTATTATAAAAATAATGAGTGGAACGCTGTTGACCCTTTTTGTTTTGTTTCGCCTTTACCTGCAATTAAAACTTATATATATAAACCATTTTCAAATGAACCATTAATGGGTGTGATGGAATATCCTGCAGAATCTATAAAAAAACATGGGATAAAAAAAGGAGATATTGTTACCTTTATGCCCGACTCAGAATATGAATTTAAATTTAACAACAATAAATTGTATAGAATTAGAACTAGTAATATAGTTGCATATGAACCTCAAAGAAACAAAGCTTAAAATAATAAACGCAGGATACAGAGCTGTAGAGCAACTTATAAAAGTTGCAAAGGAAGATATAATAAAACCCGACCCGGATGATGAGTTAGCAGCAGATAGGTTGAAAAACGCTGCTGCCACAAAAAAATTATGTATCATGGATGCATTTGAAATATTAAATAAGATAGAAGCAGAAAAAGAAGCTTTAGAAATTGTAAACGAGCCTTCTAATTCTAAGCAAGGTTTTGCAGAAAGAAACTCTAAATGATAAAAGAATTAAAAAATTATATACCAAAATCAGTTCTTGTAAATAAAAACAGGGCTAGAACTTGGCTATATGGATATAATTTAAAATATGATTTGGTTATCATTTCAAAGACAGGTCAGATAGGAAGGGTGATAGAAATATCAAATGTCCGAATCGGATTACCAAAAGCCCCAAAACAAATACACAAAAGACATGAAAAAAAATATGAGCAGTATTGGGAAAGAAGGGAAACCCCAAAACAATTAGACAAAATTCGTTCTATATTTCAATGGAATGAAATGCCAAGAGATTTTAAAAATCGTTGGGTTGATTATATAGAAAAAGAATTTGAATATCGTGATGAAGGTTATTGGTTCTACAATAATGGAAAGCCAACATATATAACAGGTTCTCACTATATGTATTTACAATGGACAAAGATTGATGTGGGATATCCTGATTTCAGAGAAGCCAATCGGGCTTTGTATTTATTTTGGGAGGCGTGTAAGGCAGACTCAAGAAGTTATGGAATGATATATTTAAAAATCAGAAGGTCAGGCTTTTCATATATGAGTTCTTCAGAGTGTGTTAACAAAGCTACAATATCAAAAGATTCAAGAATAGGTATACTTTCTAAAACAGGAGCAGATGCAAAAAAAATGTTTACTGACAAAGTAGTTCCTATATCAAACAGTCTTCCGTTCTTTTTCAAACCTATTCAAGATGGAATGGACAAACCCAAATCTGAACTAGCATATAGAGTTCCTGCTTCAAAAATTACCAAGAAAAATATGCACGAGGTTTTTGAGGATGATTTAGAAGGTTTGGATACCACGATTGATTGGAAAAATACTGATGACAACTCATATGATGGAGAAAAACTTTTACTACTTGTACATGATGAAAGTGGTAAATGGATAAAGCCTAACAACATTCTAAATAATTGGGGTGTTACAAAAACCTGTTTAAGATTGGGTAGTAAAATTATTGGTAAATGTATGATGGGTTCCACATCTAATTCATTGGAAAAAGGTGGGGATAATTTTAAAAAACTTTTTGAAAGCTCAAATGTTTTAAATAGAAACGCCAATGGTCAAACCAAAAGTGGATTGTATTCTTTATTCATACCGATGGAATGGAATATGGAAGGTTTTATAGATAGATACGGACAGCCCGTCTTAGAGAAACCAAAGATAGAAATTGAAGGAGTTGATGGAGACTATATATATACAGGTAGTATTGATTATTGGAAGGCTGAAGTAGATTCACTTAAGAATGATGCAGATGCATTAAATGAATTTTACAGGCAGTTCCCTAGGACTGAAGCTCATGCTTTTAGAGATGAAAGCAAGTCATCTATATTCAACCTAAGCAAGATATATCAACAGATAGATTTCAATGATTCATATATAAGAGAACATAACATAACTCAAGGGAAGTTTGTTTGGCAAGACGGAATCAAAGACACAAAGGTGATTTGGGTCCCTACAAAAAAAGGAAGGTTTCATGTCTCTTGGTTACCGGCTGTACATATTCAAAATAATTTTAGTGAACGAAACGGACTCAAATATCCGGGGAACGAACACCTAGGTGTATTTGGTTGCGACTCTTATGATATTAGTGGAGTTGTAGGCGGGGGAGGTTCTAACGGTGCTTTGCACGGTTTGACTAAATTTTCAATGGACGATGCTCCAAGTAATGAATTTTTTTTAGAATACATTGCGAGACCTCAAACTGCAGAGTTGTTTTTTGAAGATGTATTAATGGCTTGTGTTTTTTACGGTATGCCAATCCTCATAGAAAACAATAAACCAAGGTTATTATATCATTTTAAAAATAGAGGATATAGGAAATTTTGTTTAAACAGACCGGACAAACATTCAACAAAACTTTCAAGGTCCGAAAAAGAATTAGGCGGTATACCAAACACAAGTGAGGAGGTAAAACAAGCTCATGCCGCAGCAATCGAATCTTATATAGAAAAATATATAGGATTAGATACAGAAGAAGTATTTAGACCTAGTGATGAAATGGGAACGATGCCTTTTAATCGTACTCTTTTAGATTGGGCTAAATTTGATATTAACAACAGAACCCGTTATGATGCCTCTATAAGTTCAGGTTTAGCTATCATGGCTAATCAAAAACATCTTTATACTCCTGTAAAAAAAGAGTCAAAAATAAAGATTAACTTTGCAAGGTATACAAACACGGGAATAAAAAGCGAATTAATTAGATGAAGGATGTAAAAATAGACATTAAGTCCGCAGCTTTTCCTGACCAATTTGTTTCAGACGCAGAAAAGGCTACAGACGAATATGGATTAAAAATAGGACAAGCTATACAATACGAATGGTTTCGTAGGGATGGAATGAGCTGTAGGTTTTACGACCAATTTAGACAGTTTCATAGATTACGATTATATGCAAGGGGAGAACAATCAATTAGAAAATACAAAGATGAATTAGCTATTGATGGTGATTTATCTTATCTAAATTTAGATTGGACACCTGTTCCTGTAATACCAAAGTTTGTAGATATCGTAGTCAATGGAATGTCTGACAGACTCTTCAAGGTTAGTGCCTATGCACAGGATGCTATGTCACAAGCTAAAAGAAGTAAATATCAAGACATGGTAGAAGCCCAAATGGTTTCTAAAGAATTTTTGACCAAGATAAAAGAAAAGTCTTCTCTTGACCCCTTTACTGTTTCACCGGAAGAACTACCCAATAGCGATGAAGAGTTGTCTCTTTTTATGCAACTTAACTACAAACCATCCATAGAGATTGCTGAAGAGGAAGCAATAAACACAATATTTGAAGAAAACCATTATATAGATTTAAGAAAAAGACTTGACTATGATTTAACCGTACTAGGTATAAGTGTTGCAAAGCATGAGTTTTTACCGGGTTCGGGAGTTAAGGTAAGTTATGTAGACCCTGCTAACATAGTATATAGTTATACAGAAGACCCTCACTTTAAAGATTGTTTCTATTGGGGAGAAATTAAAACACTACCAATGACAGAGCTTTTGAAGATAGACCCAAGTTTAACAAACGAACAACTAGAGGAGATTAGTAAGTACAGTCAAAATTGGTATGATTATTATAATGTCGCACAATATTACGAAAACGATATGTTTTATAGAGATACCTGCACTTTATTGTATTTTAACTATAAATCTACAAACAAGATTGTATATAAGAAAAAAATAATGGAAACCGGAGGGAGCAAGGTTATTGAGAAGGATGACCAATTTAATCCACCGGAAACCGTAATGGAAGAGGGAAGGTTTGAAAAAATAGAAAAAACTATTGATGTTTGGTATGATGGAGTTATGGTTATGGGTACAAATATTCTTTTAAAATGGGAGTTAGCTCATAACATGGTAAGACCAAAATCTGCAAGTCAACACGCCATACCTAATTATGTGGCTGTAGCACCTAGAATGTATAAAGGTGTAGTAGAGTCTCTTGTAAGAAGAATGATACCTTTTGCTGATTTAATTCAAATAACTCACTTGAAGCTTCAGCAGGTTATTGCCCGAGTAGTTCCTGATGGAGTATTCATAGATGCGGATGGATTGAACGAAGTAGACCTAGGCACGGGCAATGCTTATAATCCTGAAGATGCTTTGCGTTTGTATTTTCAAACAGGTAGTGTCATTGGAAGGAGTTACACGCAGGATGGAGAGTTTAATCAAGCAAGAGTACCCATCAAAGAGATAAACACTAACTCAGGTGCGAGTAAAACTCAAATGCTTATTGCAAATTATAATCACTATCTAAACATGATTAGAACAGTAACGGGCTTAAATGAAGCTAGAGATGGTAGTACACCTGACCCTAATTCTTTGGTTGGCTTACAAAAACTTGCAGCATTAAATTCAAATGTCGCAACAAGACATATTCTTGATGGAGCCCTTTATATATATAGAACATTGGCAGAAGCTTTGACTTATAGGGTTGCTGATATATTAGAGTATTCAGATTTTAAAGATGACTTTGTAAACAAAATAGGTAAATTCAATGTTAGTATTTTAAATGATATACAAGACTTATATATATATGATTTTGGAATCTTTATAGATGTAGCTCCTGATGAAGAGCAAAAAGCAAAACTTGAAGCTAATATACAAATGGCTTTGTCAAAGAATGATATTAATTTAGAAGATGCAATTGACATTAGAGAGCTTAAAAATATAAAACTTGCTAATCAACTTTTAAAACTGAAAAGAAAACAAAAGCAAGAAAAGGAAAATGAAATGGAAATGCAAAAGCAGCAGCAACAAGCTCAGATTAATATGCAGTCTCAGCAGATGGCAGCACAAGCGGCAATGCAAAAAATGCAACTTGAAGGTCAACAAAAGATGCAAATTAAACAAGCAGAGATTGCTTTTGAAATTGAAAAGATGAAAAATGAAGCTCAGTTGAAATCTCAATTGATGGCGGAAGAGTTCCAATATAATCAACAGCTTAGAAATATTTCAGAAACTGCCTTACAGCAAAGAGAAACACAAAGAGAAAAGGCTAAGAGTCAAAGAATATCACAACAAAACTCAGAACAATCTCAACTTATAAATCAGAGAAAAAATAATCTTCCTGCTCAAAGATTTGAGTCGAATGAAGATAG